GATGCCTACAGGAGAGGTCTACCTGATAGGCCACGCACTTAAACAGGAGTAAGAACGATGGCAACATCAAACGCAGCAACCAATTACCTAGAGAGAAGGGTTCTTGACTTCATATTTAAGAACAACTCGCTCTCTTTTGCTACGCCAAACAACGATATTTATGTTGGCCTAGCAACCGCCGTGACAAACGCGGAGGCTGGAGATGTAACAGAAGTACAAGTGGACACAGACGATGCCAACTATACAAGGCAACAAGTCACCGCAGCCAACTGGAAACAGTCAACAACAACCGTAGCGGTTGCTTTGACTAACAGCGCAACAGAAGTGATACTGACAGACGCAGAAGCGTTTCCATCATCCGGGGCTGTCGTTATCGGTGATGAGATCATTACTTACACAGGTAAGGATGGCACGGCCACCGCAAATACAAACGGTGCAGTTAGCTCATCAGCTAACGTAGCGGTTGATGGAAACAGCGGCACCATCACTGTTGGTATGGTTGTTACTGGCACAGGCATATCTGGCACAGTCAGAGTGGCTACTGTCACAAACCAAAACAACATTGTTTTGAGTTCCGCAGTTTCAATTAGTGATAATGTAGCGCTAAACTTTGATGGCACAAACACTCTAACAGGCGGCACACGAGGAACATCGAGCACAACTGCCGCCGCGCATAGCGTATCAGACGTTGTTGTTTGTGACACTCAGCGAGTGATAAACGACAACAACATTGAGTTTGCAGCAGCCGCTGGAACGGCCTCTACTTACACCGTTACTACGGCCTTTGTCGCAGACAAAAATATTGCTACAGCAACGGTCAATGGCGCAGTTAGTTCATCGGCTAATGTGACGGTTGATGCGAACAACGGGACAATCGTTGTAGGCGATGTTGTTACCGGAACCGGAATCAGTGGTGTTGTGCGAGTAGCCACAGTGAATAGTCAAACCAGTATTGTTCTGGATACTGCTGTGTCAATTTCAGACAATGTTCTGTTGACCTTTGATGGTTCCAACATTTTGTTTGTTGGTACATTGGATGCAAGTAAGACAATAGCAGTTGGCGACATATTCCGTATTAACGCAGGGAACCTGTCAATAGAGTTGAAGTAATGACTCTTGTACTTAAAGATCGCGTCAAAGAGACGACCACAACCACAGGCACTGGCACATATACGTTAGCTGGTGCTTTGACTGGTTTTGAGCCTTTTAGCCAAGTGGGTGATGGTAACACAACCTATTACACTTGTACTGACGGCACTGATTTTGAGACAGGTATTGGTACTTTTACTTTATCTGGGACGACTCTTGCTCGTACCACTATATTGCAGTCCAGTAACTCAGATAACGCTGTTAGTTGGTCGTCTGGCACTAGAACAATATTTTGTACGTTGCCAGCAGAAAAGATGATATTTAACGATGCAACTGGCAGTCCTGTTAATTTCACAGATAACTCGCTGGCATTTGCGATAGCGTTAGGATAGGAAAATGGCAAACGCATTTAAAACATTCACGGCGCAAAATATTGATACGTCATCAAGCAAAGCTACCTTGTATACTTGTCCAAGTTCTACAGAGACGACAATCATTGGCCTTAACATTGCTAACATATTGACAGTCTCAATTACGGTTACAGTCGAGCTACTGGATGGTGGAAGCACTATTACTCATGTAGTTAAAGATGCAATTGTGCCTGTTGGATCGTCTCTGGTGGCAGTCGGAGGTCCTCAGAAAATTGTTATGAATGCCACTGACGTATTAAAAGTTTATGGGTCACAGGCTAACTGCTGTGATGCAGTTTTGAGTGTGCTGGAGATTACATAATGGCACTTAGCACTATTGGCACTAACCAGATTGCAAGCGAAGCAGTCACTGTACCAAAGGTGACTGACCAAGTTCTGTCTAGCAGAAATCTTATAATCAATGGTGCAATGCAGGTGGCACAGCGGGGAACTCAGACTGGTGTTCGTAACAGCTATGGAGTTGACCGCTTTTTATGTGCTGGTGATGGCGCACAGCTATTTACCTACAGCCAGTCAACAACAGTCCCATCTGAGCAAGGGTTTTCCTATTCTGCAAAATTAGATGTAACGACTGCCGACACTTCAGTAGCCGCAGGAGATTACCATCTTCTGATACAAAGGTTTGAAGGTCAAAATTTACAGCAGCTTAAATATGGAACATCAAGTGCAGAGTCTTTGACACTTCAATTCTGGGTTAGGTCTCCTAAAACAGGAACACATATTGTAGAGTTAACCCATGTAGATGCGGGTTATGAAAACTCACAAGCGTACACAATAGCATCAGCAAATACTTGGCAAAAAGTTACTTTAACTTTTAGCGGTTATCAAACAACGGCTATAACAAACGACAATACTCTTGGGTTTACTATTAATTGGTGGCTAATGGCTGGCTCAACATATTCTGGTGGAACACTAACACCAAATACTTGGCATAACACAGATGCAAATCGTGCTGTTGGTCAAGTTAATGTAGTAGACAGCACAAGCAATGAGTTTTACATCACAGGTGTCCAGCTTGAGGTCGGAGATACAGCTACACCATTTGAGCATGAGAATTACGGAACTACGTTACGCAAGTGTCAGAGGTATTATCAATCTATGGACTATTATTTTAGTTCAGGTTCAACTGGCAGTAACCCTTATTACTACACACCTCTTTGTTTTCCTATAACTATGAGGGCAGCGCCAGCAATGACAGCAAGTGCTTGGGGTTCAAACACAGGAAATGCCACTACTTATTACGGCTCAACACTTTCTAATGGGTGGATTTTGGTAGGTGCAGATAAGACAGCTTGCTTAATTCGAGGCAACCACACCAACACCTATAATTTGATGTCTGGTCGTGGAAAATTTGATGCGGAGTTATAAATGAACATTAAATCAGCAAAATATATTCTTAATGAAACAAAAGACGGTAATGGAACTGTTATAACAGGCACCGTTGACGGCACCGAGATGTCTATTCCTACAGACCCAGACAACCGTCACTACGCAGAAATTCTTAAACAACAAAAAGCTGGCACTCTAACAATAGAGGACGCTGATTAATGGCATATTTAGGGCCACCACCATCACAGAAACTAGCAACCCCCACTAGTCAGTATTTCAGTGGGAACGGGTCTACTACAGCCTTTACATTAAACCGCCCGGTTAATGTGGCTGAAGACCTGAACGTGTTTGTGAATAACGTGCCTCAAGAGCCGGGTTCTGGGAAATCCTACACTGCCACAGGAACCACATTAACATTTGATGCAGCCCCATCTTCCGGGACAAATAATGTGTACGTTGTCTACCGAGGGCTGGCAGAGCCAACAACACGACTAGAGCATCCTTCTGGTCAGCCTCTTGCTGCTACCACTGGTACGTTTAGTGGTGATTTAACCGTTGACACTACCACTCTTAAAGTTGACAGCACTAATAATCTGGTTGGCATTGGTACTGCTACGCCAGCATCATACGATGGTGAGGCTGACAATTTAGTTATTGCATCCTCTGGGCATACTGGCGTAACGATTGCAAGTACAGGTTCAGACCAAAGAACTAACTTATATTTTTCTGATGGGACGAGTGGGACTGCTCCATATGTAGGTGGTTTTTCTTATAACCACAGCGATAACAGTCTACTTGTAAGAACTTCTGGCGCAGAACGTTTGCGTATCGACAGCACTGGTCGTGTCACGATGCCTGGTCAGCCAGTCTTTAGAGTATACAATGCCCCACCAACCAGTACAAACGCTGTCCTTATTTGGGCAACTAAAGCTCTGGACGTAGGTGGTAATTATAGTACAAGCACTGGACGCTTTACTGCGCCCGTAGCGGGTAACTATCTTTTTACACTGTCACATCTTTCTTTATCTAGTGGTTCTAACTATACCCGACTCCTTTTTGCAGTCAACGGCAGTTCGTTAACGACCTATGCAGATACCCTAGAATCTGGAAATGGTAGTTACATATCGGTAAATGCCAGTACCATTATAGCTTTGTCGGCAAATGATTATGTAACAGTTTATAGCACTGGTCAACTTACCACATATAACGGTCCATACGGTAGTTTCTGTGGACATTTAATAAGTTAATTCAACGGAGTAAAAACAATGGCACAAACAATACAAATCGAACTGACAGATACTCAGTTCAAAGGACTAGAATACGCTACGTTGTCTCCGTCTGATTGGGCTGAGAATGCAGTGACGGAACGTGCAAGGATTGCCAACGATGAAATCGTATCTATCTACACTAACCGTGCGCTAGACGAGGGAGTGCAGATACCAGCTACTCGTGAACTTATCGTGGCTGACGCATTTACACGAGGATGGGTTAAGACAGCAGCAAAACGACACGAAGAAGCATTAGCTAGTTTACCGGAGTAATTAGATGCCTATATCTAAAATATTATCAGGCTCCTTAGATAGCGGGAAGGTGTTGCAAGTAGTTAGCACAACTAAAACCGACACCTTTAGCTCTACTAGCACTTCTTTAGTTGATATTACAGGGTTAAGTGTTGCAATAACCCCTTCAGCAACTTCAAGCAAAGTTCTTATTATGGTTCAGTGCCATATTGTAGGTAGTGACTCTAATTTGAGGTTGCAGCTTGTAAGAGGGTCTACTGAAATTTACAAAGGTTCTGCTTCGGGCAGTAGAGGGCGAGGCTCAATGGTTGGTCTTTATGATTCTTCAACTGGCACAGGTGCTTACGGTGCAGGTGCTAATCATCTTCATTTCTTAGATTCACCTAACACAACAAGCGCAACTACTTACAAGCTTCAAGGTACAGTTCTTTCAAATACATTCTATATTGGCAGGACGCAGTATGACGGAGATAATTTAAATGCTACAAGAGTACCGTCCACTATTACTGCTATGGAAATTGCAGGATAAAAAATGGCATATATAGGCATAGACCCAAATGTAGGTGACATAACATTTCAGAGGTTTACTGGGACAGGGAGCGCCACTGCGTTCACTCTGGCTCAGTCCGTTGTGAGCGGTGAAGCTATTGTCGTGACTATAGGAAACGTGGTTCAGGAACCGGGGGTCAGCGCAGCTTATACAGCGCAGGCGAACACACTTACCTTCTCCGCAGCCCCTGCAAACGGTGACATCATTACTGTGCGCTACTTTGGTCGCGCCGTAGACCAGCCAACCAGTTACGCCATGCAATTATTCAAGTATGTGGCTACAGCAAGTCAGACTGCGTTTACTGGCGCAGACAGCACTGGCGCTATACTGGCGATTAGCGGCAATGACGTAGACGTTTATCTAAACGGTGTGCATCTGGATAGCTCAGACTTCACAGCTAGTGGCGGAGACACAATAACGCTAGGAACAGGCGCGGCCTTAAACGATGAGCTAGTGATTAGAGCCTATCGCGCATTTAGCGTAACTGATACAGTGAGTAAGGCTTCTGGGGGTACGTTTGCTGGGGAGATAACAGCACCGCAGTTCCAGACAACAAACACAACGGTCGATACGGCTGTGTTCCGCACAAACGGTCAGAGCGTTACAGAGAATACAACAATAGGGTCAACCAAGAACGCCTTGGCGATTGGCCCTCTAACGATAGGTTCGTCAACCACGATTACGGTTAACGGCAATCTAACAATACTGTGAGGCATAGATGGCTTCGATAATAAATGTAGACCAGATTAATGAAGCTACCAGCGGCAGTGGTGTAAATATTCCGGGTTATGCGGTGCAAACATTAGGTAACTCGCATGTTATTGGTAGTAATATTGCAACTACCAGCACTTCATTTGTAACCTCTGGATTAACTTCGCCAGTCATAACCCCCAAATTTGCAAATAGTAAAATTGTAATTACTTGTGATGTTGGAATGATATATGGCGTTAATACTGGAAATGGCTCAATGAGTAGTATTTTTAGAAGTGTGCAAGGTGGCACATATGCAGCTTTGAATGTTGTCGATTATGATCATTTTCACGAATCTTCTGGAAGTGATAATATTGCAGGACATATGCATCATATTTTAGATACGCCAACTTATACTCTAGGCAACACAATTTCATACCAAGTTTTTATTAAGAGTCAAGGTAGTGGATCAATATCTATCTATCAAGGTTCAATGGTAAATTATACAGTGTCGGAGATTGCACAATGAGTAAGCTCTTTGTAGATGACATTGTTGAGAAGACCAGCGGTCATGGTGTGGTTATACCGGGGCATATACTTCAAGTTGTAAACACAATACATGGTGTTAATCAAACTATTAGTGGAGCAACTCCAACCGAATACACAGGCATAACAACGTCAATAACACCAAAGGCCACAGGGTCAAAAATATATTGCATGGTGAATATTGCTTGTGGAAACAATTACGCTGGGGGCATTTGGTATAGTTCAAGGCTGTATAGAGACTCAACATCAAACTTACTTGGGACTGTGCATGATTTTTATATGAACGCTCAATACGAATATATTGGCCCTAGATTTTTACACAATCAAATTGATCCAACTACCACAACCGCAGGGACTGCTCGCACTTACAAAGTTTACTTAAACGCAGAAAGTAATGGGAGTGGAAGTTTACATATTAATTGGTCTTCTAATGAATCGCAGTCCTCAATGACCTTGATGGAGATTGCACAATGACAAGCATCTTAAAAGTCTCCGAAATACAAGACCCGACTAACGGGAATAGTGCGCTGACTGTTGATAGCAGTGGTAAAGTAAACGCACCAGTATTAGGCACTTTGACAAGAAATGTAGTGTCATTTCAAGCTACAGGACCAGCATCTTATACAAGTTATGGCGCTGCTGGTGTTATGAGTTATAATGATACATCTTCAGCCGGGATGCATGATAATACTGGTGGAAATTATAGCACTACCAATGCAGAATTTACTTGTGCAGTCGCTGGACTTTATCATTTTCAAGCAAGTTGTTTAGTTGTATCAGAAAGCGCTTTTGGAATAATTCTAAATTACAGAAATAGTAGTGATGCTGCTATAGCAAACTTTCATTGCTATAATCATGGTAGGACTGCACAAACACAGTGCATAGTTAATATGTCAGTTGGAGAAAAAATGCGAGTTTTATCTGAAGACACTATCGCAAAATATATTGGTGTATACGGTAGATTTTCTGGCTTTCTAATAGGATAGGAGAATAAAATGAGTATAGCAGAAGCACTCACAGAATTAGGCATCAAGGAATGGGTGCTTCGTGGTGAGCCAACAACAGAAGATGAGTTCAACGAGATGTTCCGTAAAGTTACGGGCGCTGACTCCAATGGTTCGGCTATTGAGAGCGCCGACCCTGATGACTGGGGTACAACTTGGTCAGCGGTCAAAGCAAAAGCTGACGAGCTAAAGGCGGCAGAGCCTATGAAGCTGCTACGGGCAGAGCGTAACCGATTGCTTGCAGAGACAGACTGGTGGGCATCTAATGACCTTACAATAAGTGATGAGCGTAAGACATATCGTCAGGAACTGCGTGACATTACTAAAAGCGCTACCAGCCTTGATGATGTTAAGTGGCCTACCAAGCCGGAGTAAGAGATGAGTCGTGCAAGAGAAATAGCTGACTTGGGTGGTAGCGCAGATGCGGGTGGGATTACAGGCCGCAACCTGATTATCAACGGTGCGATGAAGGTGTCACAGCGAGGGACATCTTTCACTGCTGACGGATATTCTTTGGACAGATGGTATCACCAACTTTCTGGCGGCACTTCAACAACAACTCAAGAAACATTTTCTTTGGGTTCTGAAGTTGCTGGTTTTTCTAAATATTTAAAACAAGCTACATCTACAGGAAATAACTACTGTGGGTTGATTCATAAAGTTGAGGACGTAAAATCTTTGCCTGAAGGAAAGGCTACATTTAGTTTTTACGCTAAAGGTACAAACCCTGCTGGTGGTAGTTATACAGTTAGACTTGCGCGAATAAGTAGGGTTAGCCCTTATTCTACTGATTCAACACCTCTAAGTAGCACAGTAACATTAACATCATCGTGGCAAAGATTTGTTTATACATTTGATGTCCCATCTTTTTCTGGGCTGGGGACAGTAGATAACACTAGCCATCTATATATTAGCATTCACCAAGCGGATGGTGACACTGGGACAGCAGCGTGGGAGTTAAATCTGACTGGTGTTCAGCTTGAAGTAGGACAGACAGCTACACCGTTTGAGCATGAGGACTTTGGAACTACGTTAGCTAAGTGTCAGAGGTATTATGTCAAGTTTGAACCTCAAGGGTCTTATACTAATTACGCTTTTGGGTCTGTAACGAATGGAACCACCGCAGAGGTTCATGCATCTCTTCCAGTAACTATGAGAGATGAGCCAGTTATAGAAACTTCAGCTACACTTGGAAACTTTAGAACTTGGGACGGTGGCGGTGGGTACACTGTTACTTCTATTAATCAAGGCAACTATTCTAATTTGAATGTTGGTTCAATCAATGTGGGCTGTAGTGGTGGTGGTATGACTACTGGGCGTGCTGTTAAATTACAAGATAATGGAGTTCAAACAGGTAATTTTATTGCTTTTAAGGCGGAGCTTTAAGGTGGTGACTAATGTTTGGTGAGTTGGCATTATCAGAAAGAGCTCGCGGACCAAGGTATTCTAGCCTTTGGTTCTGCAACTGCTGATGCCAACTTCACTGTAGACGGCGCACCTATGTTTGTAGCAAACGCTTCCGCAGAAATGGAAGCAATTGGTGTTAAAGCTACAATTGGCGTAGGTGTGCTTGCAGGTATCTTTGAGGCTTCTGCTTCGTTTCTGCAAGGCACTGAGCTTACCCGCTTTGGAACAGTCATTGTAGATATGGATTTCAGCACTGTACAAACAACGAATGGTACGTTTGTAGCTTCAGCAATATCCGAGCAAGACGCAGCCTTTATACAAAGCACAAATTCCGTTATGACCCTAAGTGCAGCCTCTGAGCAGAGTGCTAACTTTACACAGACATCTGGGGCGAATCTGTTATACTCCGCTTCGCAAGAAATGACGGCTGAATTTATACAGTCAGTCACGCCTACATTTATAATAAACTCTCGTCCTTTGGATATTGAGTCTGTCTTTATACAGACTTCTCTTGGAACCAAAGTTATTCTCATGGACGAGTTAGAGATCAATGCGGTGTTTGTTGTTTCCGCCGAAGGTAGGTTCTATTGGGAGCGTATAGATGCAGACACCCCATCAGAAAACTGGGTGCAAGTTGTCCCAAGTGGTGGGACATGGACAGAAATCAACGCGGGTGGTACAATAGAAACGTGGACAAATAAGGTGGTTTAAATGCCCAGTACATATACTTCAAACACAGGTATTCAAAAACCCGGCTCCGGCGAACAGGCAGGAACTTGGGGCACAACAACTAATACCAACTTCGACATAATTGATCAGGCGCTTCACGGTCAGGCGCAGATAACTATTTCAGGTAGTCAGGATCTGACTACCAACGATGGATCTACTAGTGACGGCGCAAACACCGTTCTTGTTCTTACCGGATCTCCTGGTTCTACTTTTGAGTTAAGAGTTACTCCAACAGATCAGGAAAAGTTCTATACTATCAGAAACGATACAAACGCTGCATGTCGCGTTATATACAAGGGTGTAACCTACTCTGCATCTAACGGTGTGGAAATCGCATCAGGTGCATCAGCCGCTGTGACAGGTGATGGTGGTGGTGGTTCCGGTGTTTTCAAAAGCCTAACACCAACCACCGATCTGGTTAATGACACGAGTCCCGAGCTTGGAGGCAACCTCGATGTCGTAACGCATAGCATTGTAACCACAGCAAGCAATAGAGATATTGCAATTACTCCGCATGGCACAGGTTCTGTCATACTTGACGGATTGTCTTATCCACAAGCGGACGGCTCCGCAGGACAGCTATTAAAGACGGATGGCTCTGGTCAGCTTGGGTTTGTTAG